TGCTAATAACTGATTCTACCTCAGTTTTGAAAAAATAAGATAATGACTCAATTTTGTTATTCCATGAATTATAGGTCTTTTCACCCTCTCGGATAATATCACCAATCCACAAAGATTGAGGATCTCCCGAAGATACAAAATTAGAGACAAAAAAGTCAATTATCTGTTTTTCGCTTTTTTGCCTACTTAGCTTCTCAAACCAAAAACGATCCTTTCTCTTATAAAAGGAATTTAGAGAAGCACGAACTTTTCCACAATACTTATGATAATCATAATTAGCTTGTGTAAAGTGATTCTTTAATGCGAGATAGGTTTTATAGACTTCAAAAGGTGTCATAATCTTGAAAGGGGTATTTCGTGAAAAATACCCACGATGTTTTTTCCGACTTTTTCGGAATTAAAAAACCAATTTTGCTCTGGATGTTCGTTTTAAAAAGTTTAATTCTGTTGCATCGAACTTGATCTTCTCCTTCAATGGTTTAGAGATCAACTTCGGTACAGATTCTAGATCAATACTATTTGCATCACAAAAATGGATGATAGCATCAATATAGTTCATGTTCTTGTTATCTAACACAAGAGTCTCAATCTCTTGTGCAAATTTAGTTGGACAGAAAAACTTCTTCTCCAGAGCCTTCTCGAACTGCTCGTCTAATTTAGTCGGCATAGTTCTCCAGCTTGAATTGAATAAATTCTCTAATATACTCGGTGAGTAGTCTAATGTACTTTGCTTTGTCGTACTCTTCATAAACAACACATTCTCCATTTTCACATGCCATTATGATGACAAGTTTTTTAATCATAATCCCAGTCAATTCGTATAGCATACAACCATATGCCATACACTGCACAAAATAGTGCTCTACCCACTCTCGTGGTTTAGGTTTCTTAGACGTTTTAAAATCTATTATTGCCAATTCGCCGTCATATTCTGCAATACAATCGACAGTTCCAGCGATTCCTAATTGTTTACTATAGAGTGAACCCTCTAAAGCGTATATACTATTTATAAGATTTAGTTTAGATTTGGCAATCTTAAATAACATCTCAGAGATAGGAGGAACTTCAGGAAGATCCTCATTCTTTAAGTAATGTTCTGTAAGCGTATGCATGTCTGTGCCACGCTTCGTTGCCTTCCTTGTAATGCGATTAGCTTCTTCCTCACCAACCTTCTTCCTCCAGTTCACAAAGATCTCTCTATTGTGATGACTAGTAACAGAAGTTATAGAGACAAGTTTAAGGAGTTCATCATTATCAGGAACTGAATAGTAACGAACCCCATCTATAGTTTCTCTTGATAGTTTTGGAAGATCACAATTTACATGTTTAAAATTCACACTACATACCTAACTCATTTTTAGCAAGTAAGTACTCTTTACAGAGACCTGAACGTACAATATCTTGTAGACCAAACTCAATCATATCGAATGAGGGCATTACCCTCAATACTTTTATGAAATCATGGATGCCATTGCGTTCATTTGTTTTAGCGAGGTCTGACTGAGAAGCGTCCCCGCAGAACATGATTTTGGTGTTCTCACCTACACGAGTAATTATACTATCTAATTCATGATAGTTCAAGTTTTGAAACTCGTCTACAATGATGATTGCATTATCAAATGTTGTACCACGGATGAATGATGTACTCCAAAAAGATATAGTACCTTGTGTCTTAAGATTTCCATAGAGCATCTCAAAGTCTGCGTCAGTGGACATCTCAAACATATACTTTACCATATTCTTATAAGGTATCTGATAAAGTAATGACTTATCTTCATGATCACCTGGAAGAAATCCAATTTCACGAGTAGCAACAAGAGACCTAACAATGTATATCTTTTCGTAAGGTGTACGAGGATCTAAGACATCTTCCAATGCATTATAAAGTGTAATGAATGTCTTACCTGTACCTGCTGCACCATATGCAACTAGGTTTTGATCATTCTTATAGCAACGATATAACTCTTCTTGGTTCTCAGTTAAAGGTTCAATATCTCTCAGGAAGTCTGCGTTAATTGGCTTCTTCCTTCTCATTTGTTTGGCAGTCATGCCAACTCCTATAGGTTGTGAATCGGTTTTTCTTTTCCGTGGCATAAATTAATGTGCTGGTTTACGTACAATTATTTAACCATTTAATATTTTAATTCTTATTCACCTTATTCAAACGACCCTGAATACCACCTGCTTTCTCTGCCTTCTTAAGGACTTCAGTCCATCCAGGATGCTTATTGTGCAACTTATCTCTCCACTCACCAACTTCACCAACACCTGGCATTGTAGAAGGATCTGACCAATCCCTTTGCCAATCAGGATTATCTTTGCACCACTGAGACCACTCAGTAATACTCATCTTTACCTCCTTCTGTTCTCCAGTCTCTTTATTGACTACAGGATAGGTTGCCATGTTTAATCTCCTATTAGTGAGAGAAAATCTAACATAGATTCCGTCTCAGTGTACTTACCATCAACATCAGTGTACTTCCTGACAATATCTGAACCAGGAAATGGTGGGAAGGGTTTTTTTACTTCTTCCTTACGGGTACTTGAATCGTCCATGATCCTCCTTCTAGGTCTACTAAATCAAAATTATCCTCAAAATATTTCTGCCTTTTCGCTGCCTCTTTTTCTAACCTAACTAGTTCTTTTTCACGACCAGGTTCAGGTTGAATCTCACCATAATGATTCTCATCTTTATCAAGATACTCAAGAATTGCTTGATCCACCATACCATATAAAGTATCAAATGTGAGACTATACTTAAGGGAATCACCAAGTTCTTCTACATTCTCTTCAGAGAGTTCCTCACCTAAGAATGCTGATCTAATGGATACCAATTCATTAAGATCAATTCTGATCTCATTTGTTCTGTAGATTGACATGTTTAACCACCATCTATCTGACATCCTACCATAGCACCACCAATAATGCCAGTCGGGATAGTCCACCAACGATCCTTTCCACGAGTTCCAAATGCTGCAAGTCCACCACCTAGTAGACCACCAGCAACAGTACCTTCAGAACAATCGTTATCATCGTACTCCACTACAGTCTCTCTAATAACTCTACCCTTTGCAGTGTCATCGTTACAAGGAACTTCAATAGTTTCCTTCCATGATCTAACATATCCAGGATCATCTTCTGTACCTGGTATATACTCTTCTCTGTACTCACTTCGATAGCAAGTACGAGACTTAGAATATCCAGACTGCTGTTCATATTGATTATCAAAAGCAGATTGATATTGATCTGCTGCTGCAACAGGTGTTATAGCAAGCAGTAATGCAAGTGCTGTCTTCATTCGTCTAGGTCAGGTAATTTTTTCTCAACCCAATGATCTGAGTTGTCAATACCAGCAGCAGTAACATACCTCATGATATGCTCATCAATCTGATGGTATATTGGATGTAGATCCAAGTCCATGTTAATGTCGTGTGCTATCTGTGATATCTGATCTGCTGAGAAGCAATGATCTGGATGTAATAGATCACAACATGGGATTCTTTTTTCAATTAACTCATTAAGATTAATTCTAATCTCATAGTCTCTGTATACAGACATACTTACCACTCCAGTGCTTGTGCTATTGATGGGAACTCTTTAATAAAAAGATCTCTGATTTGTTCAGCAATCTCCATGTGTTCCTTCTGTGTACCATGAGCAGAACGCAAGTCGATATAGTGTATCCAACTACGAACACTTCCAGTCATGTACAAACGAGTTAGTGTTGCCTGTGGTAGTACCATTCTAGCACACTCTTTGGCAACTCCATACTCTAACATATCATTATATATCTCAAGACTACGGGCGAAGTGTTCCTCCATAGTTGCTTGCATATATGCAGCATCACGAGGATTAATATCATCAATAGAGTTCTGTCTATTCTTTGTGTCTTGACGACGCAATTCAGGAGCAGGAATCTCTATCTGTAGTTCCTTACTATCTGCATACCTCTGAGAGAACTGTTGATAAGTAAAACTTCTATGCCTTAAGATCTGAGTAGCAATTGCTAGTGATGTATTAATCTCAACAGTCATGTGAGCATGCTCAAAGATGCTCCAGTGCTGATGTTTAATACAATACTTAAGAAGACCAGCAAAGTTCTCGTTCTCTTGGTTCTTAGGGTTGCTCACACGAGCAGTGTATGCCATGTGCTTCTCAGCATCAGGAGTAACACTTATTAATTTAATCATCTAAGTAATTTCTAAAGACTTCAAGTGCAGAATTCCAATGGATAAATTGTCCTGCTTGATTAACAGGTACAAAACATAGAGTCCATCTCCCTTGTGGTGTTGGGTTGTTTGTACCATGAAGTACACCCACATTAACTAGACTAGGACGGTTAGTATTTGCTTCATAAAGAAGTTCACAATCCTTTTCCTCTGCCCATAAGTTATGATGTGCTTCACTGGTATACTCACCAGTACCTTGAATAGATTTCTTAACCACCTTATCAGACTTCCACCATTGTGTCACTCCTTCCTCAGGTCCCCATGTCATATTAATCTTTGCATGATTAGTATAACTTGCATGGTCAGTATGAATAGGTATCTTACTGAAGGGTGGAGTGTAGAATACTTCCTTCAAGAATAAAGTAAGTCCAAGATCATTGAACCACTCTTCCATAGGATAGAATGGATAGTCATTAATATAATAGTGCAATACTTTATCTCCCTGTTGATTAAAGTTAGGCAACGGGGCAATAGTAAAAGGTAAATTTATATACTTGTGATAAGTATTAATCTGGGTATCCGTCGTCATCATCAAATGCCTCATCATAAGTTTGGTTTGGATCTACAGAAGAGAATGCTGCAGCCTTCTGATTGTATTGATCTGGATCAGAGTAAA